CTAATGCGACCAGAATTAGCTGCTGAATCTCCCGCAATTGTGCCACGTTCTTTTTTGATGTGAGCGTCTGGAACATTTGCATACAATGCTCCAAGCTGTGCTTGTGCTTGTGCTTTTGATGGATGTGTACCTACAACTTTACCAGTTGCATCTACTACAACTTTAAATTTATTACCTTCACGTTCAATATGATATGGCATTGTTATCCTACGTTAAATATAGTTAAATTAGCACTTGGAGAACCAGGACGTGTTGGATTTGTACCTTCTGCTGTATAAACTAACTGCATCCCCGCTGCACCTGACCACCAATGAAATTGAACAAAATCTCCAGGAACAACTGAAATTGGTGTTTCAAGGTTCGCCAACACGGCTGCATTTTGAGCACTTGTAGTTGTAAAAGTATATCCTGAGTTTGGAACAATTGAACCATTTTTTGTAAACCAACATTCAATATTATAATTACTTGCTCCACCGCTGAATACAAATTGACCAAGAAAATTTATATTATAAGTTCCGCTGTTAGCAAAAATTATTTTTGTAGCATCAGATTGAGATATTGCAACACCTTTAGCAATATTTGTACTGTTCCAAGGGACGATATTATCTGATGTTATCCCCGCACTTGATTGTGTAATTGTAGAGAAAAAATTTCCATAATACAAAATAGCAGGGGCTGCTTGCCAACCTTTGACACTCATATTAAACCTCCGCAGCAAACACTGCTACACTTGGTGTACCAGAGGCTGAAATTGCATATATAATATCTGATGCTAGTAAATCTGCACTATAAACTTGACCCGCAAACAAAGCATATCCATAAGATGAAGTTGTCACTCCTGAACCTCCTATATATATAGGAAGAGATGCATCTAAATTTTGAAATGAATATGAAACTTTAGATTCATATGGTGCTTGATTTGCTTGCGGAATACTAACTGTTGTTGCTGTATTAGCATTAAGAGCTACTACTTGATGATTAATTGCCATTTTTTATTTCCCCCTGGATTTTATTATCTGTATTAATTATATCATTAGTCTTAAGGGATTTCATATCTGCTTTTGTAATAACTTCCGCTGCTGGTAAAGTCCCGTTTTTCCTAAATCGGAGGGATTCCCAGAGGGCATGTGGCAATGTATGTATCCCGTAGTGTGTTCTATGGTGATTTGTGCATAATACTTCAAGGTTTCCTGGACTTTCCAGCCAAACTTGAAATTCATTGTTATCTGTAAAATGTAGTCCAAAATATTCTTCTACTTTAGCTTTATCAGCATTAGGAATTTGACTAAATTCTATGTGTGTATGGTGTAATTCCATTTGACCACCGCATAAATCATCATTGATAGCACATTTCCAAAGTCCCGCTGCTTTAATTTTCTTTTTAGCAGCGTTGAAATATTTATAGTTTGGATCTTCTTCTCGTGGATCATGTTCTGGTATATGTGCCAGAATTGAGAATGTCATGTTTTGATCGTGTGCAGCTGTCATGATAAGACTATTATACATCATTAGAGCCATAAGTAGGATTTGAACCCACGACATTCGCATTACAAGTGCGACACTCTACCTCTGAGTTATTACGGCAATGGGGCTGTGACGGATTCCATGCACATGTGAATGGCTTGCCCTAAGAAGTCTCCCGCAGAACTCATCTCACGGGTTACTTGGTTACTCGTAACTATCCCCGTATCCTAAAGTGTGCCGTCTACAGCCTTAATATAAGTATAGCATTAATGATTTGCTTTTTGCAAGTTACAGATTCCATGAGATGGACGAACATTTTCTAATGTATCTGATCCCTCTTTAGATAACGGAATTACATGCTCAATATGTAAACCCATTTCCCAACCCTTTGTACCGACTTTTCTGGGTGCATCAAAATCTATTTCTTTATTACATATATGACAGACTGTTCCGTACAAACTAATCACCTGCAATTCAGTATATGGTTCAGAGTATACTGATCTTCTTTTTCTATCTGCTTTTCTACAAGATTCTCTATGTTTTTCTGGATTATTTTCTTTCCATTTTTTGCTATTCAAATAATTATTAGAAGAATATCTTTTTTGTGTATACTCAGGATGTTTTTTACGCCAATTCTTTGTATTTAAATACATTTTTTCTGGATTTTTCTTTGCCCAAGAGCCTGTGTACTCAGAATGTGCAATTAAACATTCATTACAAGGATTATCTTTAATTCTATAATGCTTCATGTACCCAGCATTTGTTCCACAATTATCAAATTTCATATATTTATTGTACACTACTTGGGAATTGGACCCAACTCTAGGATGCATATAAGACACCATCTGACCACCAGCCAGCCGTAGTGCTTGATTTAGTTTTCAGATCCCATAAGTTTATTTTGTATAAGCTTGCTTGACTCATTAATAATTTCATATGCAAATATTTCAAGAGCTTTTGCATTTTTATTATAATGATGATTGCAAAACATTAATTCGCCTGTAACACCTTTAACTAAAACAAGTGCTTGTGCATTACATGAATCACAACGATCAATAGCCTTTAGAACATATTGCTTTTCAACCTTTTGCTCTTCTACTGCTTCTGCTGTCATAGTCATAATTATACTCTTTCTATAGTTGGATTAATAATTTCTAGCTCCCAGGGCTGGGCACGATCCAGCAACCTCCAAATTAACAGTTTGGCATTCTACCAATTGAATTACCTGGGAATGTTTCTCTTATTCTACACTACCACCATTATGTTTGTCAATCATACGCAACAAATCTTCTGGACCATTAATCATACGGCGTTGTGCTTCAAACTTTCCAAGTTCAACAATTTCCTGTGCAATTGTATGCATCATATCATAAAGACCACTTGCATAACGCTTATCTGCAGGATTGCTGTGTTTAATTTCTTGTCTCATATTTACTGATGATTGTACAAAATATTCACATAGTGAAGTTAAACTAATATAAATATCTTCTTCATCTTCAATTGTTTTAATAGTTCCGTTTGCTAACATTATATTCCTTGTCTGTTGTTGTAGATGTATTCTACTAGAGTATTCGGAAGTTGTCAACTATATCTTTGTATTCACTGTCGTCATCATCAAAGAAATCTCTTATATCTGCTGGCATAACTTTCTTTTCTGGAAACTTAATAGTATTCTTTAATCTTGCATCTGATTCCCGCTTTAATTGTTCTAATTCATCACCGAACACTCCAGAGTAATTATAGATTTCTACTTCTCTGTCAGCATCTGGTGGTGTTAATGATATCGCATTAAAGACTGCTCCGCAAACTGCGTCAGAAAGGTCTTTAGAGCCTTTTCTTGGGTGGTCTACCTTATCCTTAACAATACGAAGTTGTAACAACTCATCAATAAGTAACTGAATTTTTGGACCATGTAATCTTTCTTCAGTTAAAGTAAGAGACATATCTTCATAATGTTTCTTTGCTACTGATAAGATTTCTGTTTTAATTCCATGTACGCCAAGCTGTTGCATCATATCATGTGAATTCCAACGGTCAAATGTGACCATCTTAAGGTTGAATTCACGATCTCTAATGGAGATAATGTAATCTTTAACCTCTGTAAAATCAACTGATTTTGATGCTGTAGGTGTCCAATATCTTACTGCATCAACTACAACTCTAGGTGCTGCTTGTTTATAGTTCTCACCAATTTTCATTGTAACCCAGCCTTCAACGTGTGCTAATGCTACTGCACAATGGTCATGCTTTTGAGCCAAGTCAACGTGCATGAAATAAGTACGCTCTGGATTAGGCTTAAATGTATCATCAAATCTACCATACTCGTCTACATTTAATTTAGGATTAGCAAATGCTTTTTCAATGACTGCTCTATTTTTAAAGAACGCATCTGTTGCATCTGGAGGCATACATGCAAAACGCATAAGTGCATCTTGTGGATCACTATAAAAAGCTTCTGTAAAATCTTCAATTTTACGAGTAGGGTTGATTTCCCATGTAGGTCTCTTTAATGCAAATATCTTAGGCATACGATATGAAATGATATGGTCTTCTTCCCATTCAATTTCAAATTCATTACCTGTTGTACCATCTGGCAGATCTGGATCTACTTTAAACTTATGATGTCTAAGAACTACTTCTTTTTCTGCCACCGCTTCATTGTATTTCTGTTGAATATAGTCAAGTTTGAAACGTGGGAATGAAAGCAAAATAATTTTTCCAAAATCTGGGAAACGAGATGTAACAGATCCTTTATACATTTTATAAATAGATGATGCAGTTTTTGCATTCTGGTGTCCAGATGTTGATTCCAATTCAAATCCTGAAATCTCATCAAGGATAACAATCAATACGTTATAACCTTCCCAGGCTTCTGATTCTGAGTGACCTGAGTGAACTGTTACACCTTTATCAAATTCAACCATATTTGCTTTAGCAACATATCTGCCCTGAAACCAAGGGGATCTTTCAATACGCTGGTTAAATCCTTTAAAGAAAACTCGGTTAGCCTGCACAGCGTTAATAGCAATGTTAATAATATCAATAGCATCCCCTGGAGGCTTACCAAAGTAAACAGCAGGATCTTTTAAGCATAACAAAAGATATACCACATAAGCACAAGCAATTGTAGAGGTATAGTCCTTACCCGAACCTTTACCCAATTGCATAATAATTTCATTACATGTTTGTTTAAATATTTTACGACCTTCATCTTCGCCGTAAATTCTTATTAATGTATCTTGTTTGTAAATCTGTGTAGAAGCACGAATCATTATGTATTGATTTTCAGATAATGGTGGTAATCCAAGATACGCCTTATCTGTTACAAACTGTTCCACAGATACAGGAGTTTCATCAAACTCATCACCGCTTAAAGCGTCTAAAAAGATATTAAAATCTGACATTAATTAATTACTACCGCTTCAACTTGCCCAGTCACTTCTGATAATCTCTTTGCTACTTCCCACTTACAATGGTCACAATTAGCAGTAACTTCTTTTAAAATACTTACAAGAATTTCTTGCTTACGCTCTGATTCTAGAATCTGATCGGTTAAGTCGCTATTCTCTAGCACTCCCGCTTTATTAAGCATATCAATACGCTTTGCTTCAATATCAGCAATTAACTTGAGTGCTTGTGTTTTAACAGGCAATGCATCTTGAGCATCTGCTTGTTCTAATGTTTTCCAGGCTTCTTTGATAAGCATGCTGTAATGCTCATCTGCTCCCGCCAAAGCTTCCTTAGCACGAGCTTTAATAGCAGTGTTATCTTGGACTAATTCTTTCCAGGTCTTGATATGGTTGTCAACTTGCACACGAGTTAAGCCTGTTGTTTTAGCAATTTGCGATGAAGTACTACCTTTCAGCAATTCTTCAACGACTTTATTCATTTGATCAAACTGACCTGCAACTTCTA